CGCAGGTATACCCATCGCAGTACCAATGTTAACAATGTCTGCTTCATCGGAGTAATCAGTTCTTTCTGCTTCTCCATCTTCACCGCTTGCCTGTGACCATGTTATTGCGTCACCAACAACACCTACCTGTGCCCCTAATCTTACAGAACATGGCCCTGCTGTCTGTACCCAACAGAAATAATCTGCTGTTACAGGTATAACAGTTACACCAACAACTCCAGTAGTCATAGTTCCATCACCATCAATGATTTTGATGTCTTTGTAAGGACTGTACATCAATCCAAACAAAGAAGATGTGGTTAACGCTGTTCTGAGTCCATCTGGTTCATCAATAGTAATTGATAAGCCAGTTGCACCAGATACCGCAGTATTAGACTTAACTTTGTAAGTTTCTCCTTGTCCTGGGCCATCGTTAAAATAAAGATATCCATCTTTATACTGGTCTTTAGTAGTAGTAAGAGAAGTGCCACTAGTAAACGTAGTATTCCCTGCTGACGTAGCAGTAGCTGCTACATCCATGTCGTGAGCTGCAACTGCAGCAATACCATCTACTAAGTAACCACCATGAGTAATAGCTGTACCGCTATTTTCAGCATAGTAAAACACTCTACCATCTGGGGTAGTTGCTCTTGTACCTAGCTTCTGTTTTTGCTCAGAAGTCTCTACTTTTTCTTGTCCATAAGACAAATTTATTGTTAATGGAAATGCCATTTCAAACCTCCTTCAAGGTTATTTATTTAAGCAGGTTCAAAGCCCTGCGATAAACCGATGTTGTTTTTAAAGGACTCTGGAAGGCTCGGTCTATCTTTACACCTTCCAGAACCCTATTAAACTACTGTGTTTCGTGTACCTTGCGTCTGTGCGACTTCATCTTTGGTGCTAAACCAAAGGCTGTCTTAGCCTCACCAACGTAATCACATAAGTTACAAGCCTCAGTAACCATGTCTGGCTTCTCGGCTAGCTTCTTAAAAGATTCAGCACACCATCTACAACTACAATCAGGCCCAGGTTTCCATGTAAACAAACCTATCCTAGCCTTCTTTTGCACATAGTCAGGATTACCAGGTACATTATCCATGTAAGTACCTACTTCATCCATGATCTCACCTTCTACATTATATGAAGCTTTATGCCTATACAATCTAGTTTTAGGAGTCCATTCGTCTATGTATTTTAAAGAATAACCTAAACCAGCTAATTCTTCTTTTAACTTGTTTCGTTCAGTTATGTTTGTTGACATGATTTACCCCTGCCTAAGTTTAGTTGTTACTTGCCAAAGCTGTTACATCAAAAGTAACTCCAGCACCTCTGGTGTCATCTAACTCGAATACACCATAATCTGCCGTTAAAACTACTTCGGTTGCCCGAAGTGATGCATCTCTTTGACGTTCAGTTCTAGTCTCTACGCTAGTTAAAGTTGCCAATGCTGACTTGTCAGCTATCACACCAATACCATCACCAGAACTATCTTCTGTTATGTTTCCATCTTCAAAGATAGCTACGTTGTTCATTGGTCGCAATCCACTCCAGAAATTCTTGAGCAAATCTTCTGACCAACCTTCAGGTATAGCTGATGGACTAGAAGCTACCGTAGCAGCTTCTTTAGAAAGGTAAGCTACTGCGTTTGGATGATGCAATATGTATATCTGCGATCCAAACTTGTTAGCTTTCGCATAAGCGATAATACCTTGTACGTTAGAAGCCTTCATATACTTAGTAGCAGCACCTAATTTAGTACCACCATTTAAGTTTGTATATAAAGCAAGAACATCTTTGTCCTTCTTTCGAGCCATACCATCACCAAGCTGTTTTCCTATCATAGTGAAAACATCAGTAGTTCCGTTTTGTCGTACTAACTTGTCAGTTAATATAACTTTAGCTCCAACTTCTGATGCTGTTAAGTCAACAGTAGACATTCCAATTTCTTCTTCATCAATAATGTCTTGTCCATCAACTAAGTCTTCCATTGTCATCTGTCCAACTTTAGGAACGGTTACCTGCTTATTACCCTTTGGAAGATTAAACTTCTGTGTAAGAGCCATAGCTGGTGCGTTGTGCTCCTCAGTATACCGAGCAGCAGCGATTATTGTTTTCTGGGCATTTTCTAAACTACCCGTTGTGGCTGTCTGAGCCATGATTTACCTCGCTTGTTATTATTTAAATTATTTATATCAACCTAAACCAGCAGCCCTTCGTGCTGCCGCTGATGCTTGTTCAGAACGATCACCTTGATTGTACTTTTCAAGCCACCTATCCTCATCATTAGAAGCAGCAGGCGTACTTTGACTGTCATCAAAGTCCTGCGAAGGAACCAACTGTGCCCTCAGCCTAGTTAATTCTGCATCCTTGTCTCTATCAGACTTGATGCGTTTCGCAGCTTCTTCCATGCTTTCAGGAGTGGTGTGTTTACGCAACTCAGATAAGTCTGCTAATTGCAGACTATATGTTTTAGCAAAATGTTCTGCTGCATTGGCTTGACCCTGTACGAATCTTTCCCTTTGCAGACTGTCTTGCTGAATTTTAGATATATTACTCTGGGTAGCAGACCAATCTTCAGCTAATTGAGTTGCCTGTTCTGGCAAATAGCCAGCACCCTCTAGTTGAGTTCTATATGTTTCTTTCTGCTGTATCAACTCTGATTGCTGCTGTTGAGCTCTATACTGTGTATTTTGTTGCTCAATTTCCTGTATACGCTTTTCCAAATCATCAGTTGGCGGTGGCATTACAGGAGCCTCAGCAGCAGGCGGAGGTGACTCAGCAGGTGGCGTAGCAACATCATCTGCTACAGGAGTCTCAGTTGAAGAAGCTGTCTCTGGTGTCTCCACCGAATTTGTTTCAACAGTTTCCCCAGGTGGTGTATCTACACCTGTGAACTCCTCAGTTATGTCCGTAGTTGTATTAACTGAATCTTGTGTATTTCCTTGTGGTTCTTCTGCCTTATTTACCATGATATACCTCTATGTTTAAAATTAATTATTACCATTATACAATACATTTATCCATATAACTTGGTATAGAATGACTTACCTTCCCTTGTTATTGGACTTCTATAATAATCCTCACCACGCCAAAAAATCAACGTGGTTTCTAGAACAGCCTTGCCATCATTAGCCAAAGCATCTTGTATTATCATGTTTCTCCTCATTGCTTTTCGCCTACTGACCATAGCCTTTATGTACCTGTTAGCATTTCTCAATCTCTCTTTTGTAATATTATCTGCGTTCAAATACTCGTTCCACATATTCTGGAACTTTTCAACATCCTGTTGTAAGCCAGGATATAAATCAACAACATTCCTGCCAACATTCCAGTAAGTAGACATAAGCCTCATTGCCTGATTGTAACTTTTTGTAGTATCAGAATCATTGGCTTCTCTTCTTCTAATAAAATTAGCATAAACATCATTACCTCTAGCCTCAGAAGAAATCCTTGCAGCTTCTGCATATTCATCCAGAGCCTGAAAATACTGCCCCCATTCAACATTAGTAGGATCCTCACTAGGTGGCTCAATAGCATAATACCCAGCAAGTAATACATCTGCAGCATCCCTCATGTCAGCAACATTACCAGCTATTGTATTTATAGACTGATAATAAGCCTCTCTAGCCTCTTTAGGCTGTGCATAGATAGAACCTGGATATTGTTCAGACAGCTTATCAACATCATGCCTGTATAGTTTCCAGTTATCAGAACGACTCTCTATCCATTCTTTAGGAGTCATTCCATTACCCCTACCCTTAGAGACAAATAAAGCTAACTTCTCATCATCTTTGTCCTGTTTAAACTTTATTGCCTGTCTGTCTTTAGCAGCTTGTCTTCCTGCTTCATAAGTGGCTTCTTGGTCTATTTCAGGATATAACTTCTGAGTCTCAGACCTAGCTATCTCTCTTAATCCACCACCTCGTTGAGGATAGTAAGATCGCTTTAAAGCATCAAAAATAAAAGTGGCTGACTCGGCCTCTTTCATTTCCTTCTGAAATTCTTCATAATCTTCTTCAGATAAAGCTGCTATAAACTCCTTACGTTCAGTAGGTGTCATGTCCTCCCTAAACTCCCTGACATTCTCTTCCATAGATCTGGGCTCTATACCACGTAATGATCTAAAAGTATCTATAGTCCAGTCTGACGCATTCAAAGATTCTCTGCCCATAGTTCCAAATATGTTTTCATATAAATGTTCTAACCTCTGAGGACTAGTAACTAATTCTTCAAAAAACTCAGGTACTGGTAACCAATCAGGTAATACATCATCAATAACACCAGCAGCATTTCTAGCAGTTTTAGATGTATACTTACTGTACTGCTGATCTACAGGTAACTTTTGCAAATCTGGATCAACTATATCTCTATCGAAAAAATGATCTCGACCCCTAAGCTCTTCCCAAGCTACACTCATAACTTCTGGCATAGGCATTATATTATCTATATCTAACGCACTTGTACTTTTACCTAACTCTCTGTAAAACTTCTTTTTATCCCATGGAACATCTTGATCTGTAGCTTCATCTAACCCTGTGGCTATTTGAAACAACATGTTCCATTCACGTAACTTATGAGGTGCAACTATATAATTAGGAGTTGGCCTTCCTGTTGTGGGGTCTATAATAACGTCTCCATTTTCATCTTTGTCAGGAGGTAACATGAATATCAAAGAGTTATATCGGATGTATGAAGGTATGTCATAATATAAAGGAGTTCCATTATGCTCAAACTGCTTGTTCCACTGATTCTGTATCAATATGTATGTACTTAGTGCAGCCCCCATGCGTAACGCTGCAGCTTTAGGCCCACCAGAAACCTCATCAAAAACTCTTCCAGTTACCCCTGTGGTACGCTTACCTAAAGCACCAAAACTCAATATTCTAGTAGCTTCGTTTATATAATGATCCATTTGTTCAGTAGGGCTCCCCCATTCAAATACATCTTCTCCTCCTTTTCTCCCTGGCTTTCCCATTGCACCCCTAACCCTTGGTTTGATTACTGGAAATAAATTAACCCCTAATGATCTAAACGGCATTTTCACAGCCTCCATAGATGCATTTAAAAACAAAAAGTATTCATTCCACTTTCGTATTTGAGTTCCCCCTCTGGCAAAGTCCAGTGATGCTTCTATTCCATTAGACGCAGCCCTTTGGAACTCCACAGACTGTGCAAAGCCCTTAGCCTCTGTATCAATAACAGACTTTTGCATTACGTTACCATCAACATCATAAACTCGCTTCCACCCTTCTCTCATTTCCTTATTAAAATCTTTTAAAGAAAGCTCTTTAAACAATCTGTCATGTTCCCTTTTCCCAATTTGCTTGATTAAAGACTTCTTAGCAACAGCTAACCTGGGAGCCTGTTCAATTGCCTGTCCAAATGCTGGAGTAATCTTTTGGAGCCTACTCCACACACCTTTATTCATAATCTCAGCTATACCATTTATACTGATATTCTTATCAAGTAACACGGCTCCTTTTTGATTGTATCTTGCAATTTGCTCTTGAACATTTCTCTCTATATGACGTTGATAAAAAGACCCACCTAAACCAGCAGACTCCTGCATCGATGTGGCAAGCCTGTCCTCAACACGAAAAGCAGCTTTAGTAACACTTTTAATAATTGCTGCTGCTGATTTATGGATTCCAACCCCTGCCCTAAGCTGCACAGTCAAAGAATCAATAATACCATTCTTAACAGCAAACACAGGATTCTGAGAAGTATAAACAGACCTGAAGAAACCATTTGCATTTTTGATTATCTGATCTACTTCCCACTTACTTCGCAATCCTATACCACCAGGCCCATTTAAACTATCCCATAACGCTTTAGGAATAGCCCCTCCACCAGCATCACCAAACACAACAAGGTTCCCATCTTTAGCATAAGAAATATAACCAGACTTTTTACTGTCATCATAAATACTCTTTTTACCTACACGAACCTGCTTTCCAAAGTAACGGCTCTTAGGGTCAGTATCTATCTTCCAGAACTTATCCGTAACATCCTTCAGGTTTAATTCCTCTGGAATACCAGAGTTTATAAACTGCCTGTTTATCCTGTTCTTTGCTATATTTATTTCAGCCTTTATTAAATTCTGACCTAAAACCTCATCTAAAAGAGGTAAACCATCTCTCACCTGATTAGACTGAGTTAAATTGTGTATATCTCTTTCAACCAATCCAAGGCGAGATCTTCCTCTTGTACCAACAAAGTCTGGAATGTCTACAGCCTCATCAGCAAGTTTCTTATCCAAAATATCAGTAGGGCTATAATACCTATATTTACTTAAAACATCATAAGAAGCACGACTCATTAGTCCTTCTCGTAAATACCTAACCCTGTCTCCTGCAAATAAACGAGCAGTCCTACGCATACCCTGTAAAGTAGCAGCAATTTGTTGTCTGGTATATGCAGTACCCGTAACAACATTAGTCTGCTGAAGCCACCAGTTATTATCATCCCAGTTTCTCAACATATCAACGTCAGCATCCAACTGTTTTGCTTTACTAGCCATCTTCTTTCCAGCTATAAATTCATAAGCCTTAGTATCAGTATATTTTAAACCTTTGCTTTTATCAAAATACTTAGGAATAGACCATGTTTTAGAAACGGCTGTTCTTACAGACTCAGGATAATCACCCAGGGCAAGCCTTTCCCCTTTAGGCAGAGGTTTACCTTCCTTTGTTATTGGAACATAAACGTCATCCAATGCCTTCTGATAGTGTTTCAACCAATTTTTAGCAAAAATCCTTTTCTCTATGTCTGATGTAGCAATTCCTGTTTGAAGTAAAGGTTGTATTTCTTTTATATGAAAGTTTGCCCATCTGGAACCACCCCTTTGAGCAGCAGCACCAGTAACTCTAGGAATTAAATCACCAAAAGAAACGATTTTCTTTGCTAAATACTTACTTCCAAAAGCAGCAGCAGAACCAGGATGACCAGCTCTGTTTCTTGCAGCTTCTGATAAATAATCCTGTAATATCCTAGTACCAAATTGACCATCCCAAAACTTCATTATATTAGTAACAAATCCATCAGCAGTATGAGCAGGAAACTTCTTTGTAACACTCTTGACTGCATTATCTATCTTCTCAGAAGCAGTTTTACCGACCATCTTGTTAGCAGTGTTACGTATAGCCCCAGATCTAACAGCGTTTCTAATAGCATCTATTCCAGTATTAATCGGAGTTTCTACATTAGACCCAAACCCATCTCTTACAGACTTGTAAGCCCTGTAACCCATATCAGCTTCGCTAGGATTTTGTAACGAAATAAACTCATCTTTAAACCAATTTTCACCTTCCCTGCCATAAAGTCTAGCTTCACTAGCAGCAAAAGCCTCATCAACAGACACCTCAGGACTCCCTGAAAAAACCTCATTGGCTTCCCTTCTTACGTCTGCTCCACTTTTAAGATCTGGTAAATCATCAAATTCAGTACGAGGTTTCCACCAGTCTGCTTCGGATGGAAGCTCCATTCCTGCCCTTCTCAAAACATCTCTTTCCATAGCTCCCCCAACTTTCATTGCAAAATCAGGGTCAGATGGTATCTCCTCGTAAGGAACAACATCCTTGAGTCTTTCTTTCTCTGCATCTATACGAGCAACCCTGTCATAGTCATCAGGAGTCCACGTCTGTTTACGCTTCGCACCTGCATCTATAGCTTTCTGTTTAGCCGTATTAGGAACCGCTAGAGCCCCTGGTTTAAGAACACGCACTACATCTTCACCCCTACCAAACTTTTTAATATGACCCCTTATAATATCAGCATTAAGGTCTGTAAATAACGCTTCATCTTTTCTTAAAATTTCCTGTAATTCATCTGACGCATTTTTAACCCTAGCAGCATCAGGATCCCATTGCCATTGGCCTGGTTGATATTTGCCAGCAGAACCTTCTATGATTTCAGCAGCCCTAGCTTCTCTTCCTACTTTTCTAGCTCCTGCACGAAAAGCAGCAACAGCAGCAGGAGTTACACCTGTCTTAGCACCAACAAAACCAAGTCCTTTAGCAGCACCCTTAAAAGGAAGAGCTATAACCTTTTCAGCTCCCCTCTCTAGTTTCTCTAAAGGATACAACCCTTTTTCAGCTCCCCTAAGTGCTACCTTAGCAACAGGAGTAGCCTTACCTAATCGTGAAATAGCAGTGCCAGTTCTCGCAGCAGCAGAAGATGCTCTAATAGCAGCAGTTGGAGGAATAAATAAGAACGGAGCTTCCTGTAACGCACCTCTCATATGCTTAGGAAGTGCATACATCTCCTGTTCCATCATTCTTAATTCCCTACCAGTTAATTCCCTGCCAAGTTCAGCTTCACGCCTTGCTTCTTCGTCTCTCAATCTTTCTGCTTTTATCGTGTCTTGTGGTGATAACCTTAAATTCTGTAATGAAGGTATATTTTCCCTGGCCACACCACCAATTCCTTTAGCAAGTAAAGAAAATGGATTAGC